GCCGAACGCCTGCACGCCGTGGAGGGCTACGTGGTGCTCTCGGGCTACGATTCGCCCCTGTACCAGCGCCTTTACGCGGGCTGGCCCGTCTCGCGCCGCGCCGTCTACGCCGACAAGGCCGTCCCGCGCGAGGAATGCCTGTGGCTCTCGCCCCGCACGGCCGCGAAACTGAGCAGGAGATCCACGCTCATGGAGATGGCAGGATGATCAATTTCAAGGACGTCGTGAACATTTTCCAGGCCGTCCTCATGCCGGACCCGGACCCGGAGTGTCCAGACTGCGGGCGCTGCCCCAAGCGTGAAAGGCACGCCCCGTGGTGCCCGTCCAGTGGCCTGGCGTGCCGGGAATGCGGCGGAAAGCGGGGCAAGCACGCCCCGTGGTGCAAGCGGGGCAATGCCGCATGACCCCCTTCCTCCCCCAGGACCTCGCGCGCCTGCAGGACGCCTTCCGCGAGATGGCCTCGCGCGGCCTCATCTCGCCCGAGCTGTCCTTTCTCACGCGCCAGCTGGCCCACCTGGCCCAGGCCGACGGCGACCCCCGGGCCATGACGCTCCTGTGCCTGATGGCCCGCTGGATGCGCGAGGTGGAGGCCGGAACCGACTTCGAGTTCGCGTTCCGCCTGGTGGCCTCCGAGCCCAGGCCCCAGGGCCTGCGCCTGGTGAAGGGCAAGGGGGAAAGGAAGTGAGCGAAGCCCTGCCCACCTGCGCTTTCATGGCCGCCAACCACGCCAAGGCCTGCGAGGCGGCCTGCCTGCTGTGGCGCGCTGGCGGCTGCCAGCATCCCCTCGTTTCCGAGGTCATGGGCCGCAAAACGGATCTCTGCGTGCGCCCGCTCGCGCGCACGTTGGAGATCGCAGCCGGGGGGCGATCCTGAATGGTCCCGGCGTCGCGGGTGAAAATTTCCGGCGGGGGCTGTCCCCTCAAGAACGCGCCCCCGCCGGTGGTTGGAGAGGAGGGCTGCCGGACGCGGCGGCAACCGCGTCCGGCGGCCGGATGAACTGGGCATCCGACCAGGGAAACCCCCAGCCCTCCCTGCCGCGCGGCAGGCAGGCTCTACCATGGGGACCGGCCGGATGGAAGATTTTGCACAGTCCAACCTGGAGTTGGACGCGATCGGCAGGCAGCTTTTCGGAGGAGAAGCCACGTTGAGAATCGTTGACCCGCGCGCGCTCATGTTCCGCAGGATGAACGCGCGATTTTTCAAGAAGGAGGTGTTCGAACGCCTCGTGGAAAATATCCGCGGGGACGGCCGTCTCTCGTCTGTGCCCCTTTGCCATGAGCCTGTGGCCGGACGGCTGGAAGTGCTTTCGGGAAAGCACCGTGTGGAGGCATGCATCCTGGCCGATATCGAGCGCATCCTGGTGATCGTGCTCCTGGTCCCCCTCGACCCCGCACGCCAAGTGGCCATCCAGCTCTCGCACAACGCCCTTGTTGGGGAAGATGATCCGCAGATCCTCGCCAAGCTCTTCGCGTGCATCGACTCAATCCAGGGCCGCCTCTACGCCGGGCTTTCCAGCGACGCCATGGGCGAGATCAAAAAGGTGGAGCTTGTCCAGTTCAAGACCCCCGCTACGCTCACCCGGGCCGTCACGTTCGCCTTCACGGAGCCGGAACTGGGGAACGTCGAGAGCGTCCTGGAGGAGCTACGGGCCTACCAGGGGTCCTCGGTGATCTTCCTGGCCAGGGACGACACCTTCGAGGTGTTCTTCAAGACCCTCCAGGGTGTGAAGAAGAGCGAGAACATCAAGAACGCCAGCCTCGGCATGGCCCGGCTGTGCGAACTGGCAAAGGAGCACCTCTCGTGAGCTTCGTGGGCGCCGTCTCCTCATGGGTGCGCAAGGCCATGGCGACCTACGCCCCAGGCGTCGATCGCCCGGCCCTGATCTGCGGGGCAGGTAACTTCACCGTGCCCTCGGTCCTGCGCTCCGGCGGCTATCGGGGGCGGATCACGGCTTGCGATGTTTCCTTGTATTCCTGCGCCCTGGGCGCGTTCCTCGCGGGCCAGGAATTCCCCCTGCGGGAGCGCCATGACTGCCCCGAGACGCTGCGTGGGCTTTTGCGCACAGGATCGGCCAAGGATGCCGCCGCCTCGGTGGCCCTGCTCTTCGACCTGCGCGACGTCTGGCAGGAGCGCAACCTCTTCCAGCGCCGCGTCATGGGCCGCGCCCGGCAGGATTGGGAGCATCTTCTGGCCCAGGCCGGATCGGGTCTGGAAAAGCTCGGGGCGCACATCGGCTCCATCGGCTTCCAGGCCCGAGACGGCTTCGACCTCCTGGAAAACAGCGAGCCAGCCCATGCGGTGTTCGCCTTCCCGCCCACCTACGCGCGAGGCTACGAGAAGCTGGAGAAGCTCCTCTCGGCTGTGGCCGATTGGGAAAGGCCTCCCTACCGCGAGATGACGGACAAGAGCATGGAACTCTACCACCTGGTGGCCCGCTTCGAGGACTACTTCGTGGTTCTGGAAAAGGAACTCCCCGAGGTCTTCGCCATCCTGGGCGACCCGGTTGCCGTTCTCCCCAGGGGGCGCGCCGAAAAGACCTTCATCCTGGCCCGCAGGGCAAGCCCCCGCATCGTCATCCAGCGCAGGGCCAAAAGCTCGCCCACGGGCCCTGTCTGGCCTGCCGAGGCCCCCGTGACGGGGCGCGAAACACCTTCCCTGGGGATTCTCACCTTGGCCCAGACGCTGCGCTTCAACGAGCTCTTTCTGTCCAAGCGCATCAACTACTTCACCGGCGGCGTCGGCCTCTCGTTGGCTTTCCTCCTGGACGGCCAGGCCATCGGCAAGGCGGATTTCTGCCCCTCGTCCCATCAATGGAAGCTCCCCGGCGAGGGCTCCATGATCTACCTCATGTGCGACCTGGCCGTGCCTACGGTGGAAAAGCGCCTGGCGAAGCTGGTGCTGGCCCTGCTCCTCTCGCGCGAGGTCAAGGAGTTGGTGGACCGGCGCTGGCTCGATGATTTCAAGTGGGTGATCACCACAGCCTTTTCCACCCATCCCGTGAGCATGAAATACCGTGGGGCCTTCAAGCTCCACGCGCGAAAGCCCGTTCCTGGCGGCTTCTCGCTCAACTACTTCGCCTCCTTCGGCTCCATGACGATGCGGGAGGCCATTTTGAAATGGCGAAAAAAAAATGGTTAACACGCTGTATTTGTTGACTTTTCTCTTTACTCGGTGCGTAAAAATGCTAAGTTTTTCGCATGGTTACTCACAATTCATCCAGGTAAGGAGATGAGTGATGGAAAGCGATGAAAACAGACTGGTGCGTGTTCCTCGGGCGGAATGGGACAAAATCCCCAGAGACTATCGGGGTAACTGGGGAAACCCGGATCGCCCCGAATATGTGGGGAAAAAGACAGTCCTGGCTGGATGCATCGTCTCGGGCGGAGGCGCAGGTCTCCTCGTTGAAGGCGTTCATTTCGTCATTGAATAACCGGCAAGGAAAGGAGAAGGGCCTCCGAGGAGGCCCCCCCAACTGCGAGCGTGTCTGGGCACGCCCTGGACAAGCAAGGCCTAGACCCGCTCTAAAGCCAAGTCAAGGAGCAATGCAATGCTGAAAGACACCATGAAAACCCGCCGCAGCCTCATCCTGGACGGCTACCTCGTGGAGATGGGTTCCCCCGAGGGAGACATGCCCACGGCCGTCACCAGGGGGCTCGTGGAAAGGGCGGAAACGATCCTCGGCCGCTACAACGAGCACATGCTCCTTTCCCAGATCATCCAGTCCTGGCGCATGCACGCCGCAGTGAACCGGAGGCCCCGCGTCGTCGGGCATGAGGAGTTCTTCACCCTCTTCCTGGACGACGGCGACGTGATGCATCCGATCCAAGTCAAGGCCATCTTCGGAAGGGGCGACTACGGCGAATCGGTGCTCACCTTCGGGGATACCGGCGAGTCCGTGGAGTTTACCGGCACCGTGACGCGCATCCGCGCGGACTACATCCTCTACCTCGCCAACTTCATGGCCCGCGAGGGAGAACCCGGTTGCCGCATCGAGGTCACGCCCCATCCCTCGGGCGGGGCGATCCTCTGCGCCACGTCCGGCCCCTGCATGGGGATCATCCATGCGCAGGGCTCCTACTGCGAGGAGCCGTTCTCTCTGGAGCCGAGCAAGAAGTTCCTCACCGAATGCAAGGCCAAATACGGCGAAGGGGCGCGCTGGGTGATCCTCGACGGTGAGCGTGCCACCGTCGAGGCGAGCAACGGCCGCGTGATGCACATCGAGCCCGGCAAGGCGGTTTCGCAGCGCTCGGAATACGATTGGGCTCCCTTGGTCAAGTCCGCCCTCGAAAAGGCCGGCGCGTCGCCCATCCTCAATGCCCCGCTGAACGTGGCCGAGCTGGGGCGTTTCTTCGCCAACACCCCGGGCGGACAGTCGGCAATCCGTCTCTACTGCGCTGGAGGCGAGGACGTGGTGGTGGTCAAACTCTCGGGAGTGCCGGAGTTCCTGGGCCTCATGGCCCCGGTGCGCGTCAACGGCTTCGGGCCTATCTGGCCGGGATGGCTTACGCACCTCAATGCCGAGTTCAAGCTCGACGACTTCATGGACCAGTGGACCGAGGCACAGGCCGGGCCTGAAGCCGTCACCCAGTAACGACAACCAGGGCCTGGCGGCGAACGCCTCCAGGCCTTTGGAGCGCCGATGATCTGGACATCCTCCTTCGGTTCCAATGCCCCCGGACAGCGCAAGGTCTGCATCGCCAAGGTCCTGCCTCGCGGATTCAGGGGCTTTCACCTCTTGGGATTTGCGCCGTCCGATCCCTGGGCCGGTGGCGATTGGCGAGCACGCTATCTGGCGGAAATGAAGAGCCGCTATCCGGCCCGGGAGTCCCTGCTCAGTGCCTTCGCCTGGATCGAGGCTCGCGTCCGGGACCCCATCCTTTGCTGCTACGAGGCGGACCCGTCGCGCTGTCATCGGCGCATTCTGGCCGAATACGCCTTTCAGGTCTCCGGGCTGGAGATCCCCGAATGGGGTGCCCAGGGGAGCTTGCTGCCGTGAATAGGGAAGACCTCATCCGCGCCATGGGCGAATCCGAGGCCCAGGACCTAGCCATCCTTGTGGCCGCCAGGGAAGAGGCTAAGCGACGCGCTCTGGAGGACCCCAGCAAAACGAACCTCGACGCCCTGGACAAGGCGGAGGGGATGATAAAGCGCGCGCTCGCGCGACAGCAGAAGGGCACGGGCCAGGTGTTCCGCACGCAGGTGGCCGCCGCCGCCTTCCTGGAAGAACGCGGTTTTTCGGTCAAAAAATCCAAGTTCAACAACGACGTGCGGGCCGGTCATGTTCCAACGAACCAGGACGGCCACTTCGAGGAATCCGCCCTTTTCGCCTACGCCAACGCCCACCTCCAGGCCAAGGCCAAGACCGAAAACCTGGGTCTGGCAGCCGCCAAGGCATCGGAGGCATCCGCTTCCGAGGTGGTCAAGCTCAAGCAGGCCGAATGGATCACCCTCAAGCTGGCGCGCGAGCGCGGCGAGGTGATGCCCGTGGCCGACTTCCATGCGGAGATGGCCGCGCGCGCCCAGTTCTTCGCGGGCGAGCTGCGCCAGATCGCCCCGCGCGTGGTGCCCGTGCTGGTGGCCCTGGTGGGCGGCGACGAATCGAAGATCGGTGAGGCCGTGCGCCTCATGGAGGAGGAAATCATCACGGCCATGGACGCCTGGAGCGCGGACCGCCCCTTCGTGGTGGAGCTGCCGGATGCCTGAGGCCGTGGCCGCCGCCCCCCCCTCGCGCGCCTTCGAGCTGCGCCTCACGCCGGGCGAGCGCGACATCTACCGCCGCGTGCCTTTCCAGCCGCCAAGCGAATGGGCGGAAGAGCACTACGTGCTCATGGACGGCAAGTCCGCCGGGGCGCGCTGGCGCAACGCGGGGGCGCCCTACCTGGCTGGCATCATGGACACGTGGGCCGACCCGGACGTGGAAGAGGTGGCCGTGGAGGGATGCCCTCAGTCCGGCAAAACCAAGGCACTGCATATCTGCCTGGCCTATTCGGCGGACCGCCGCCCCGGCCCCAAGATGCTGGCCCTGGCCAACGACAGCCAGATCGCCAAGACGGTGGACAACAAGTTCCTGCCGGACATCAAGGCCTCGCCCACGTTGCGCCGCAAGCTCGCGGGCAAGGTGGCCACGGAGATTCGCTTCCGCGACGGGTCGGTCTGCTACCTGGCCTCGGCCGCCTCGGCCACGGACCGCGCGTCCGTGAGCGTGCGCGACTTCTTCGGCGACGAGCAGGACCTCTACGAAGTCCAGCAGGACAAGGCCCACCCTGTTGACGAATTTCTGGAACGCACCACCAGCTACGAGGGCATGCGCAAGCATCTGCTCATCTCCAAGCCCATCGGCGTGGAGGGGCAGAGCTCCATCGAGCGGGCCGTGGAGGCCTGCGACGAGGTGCGCGATTACCACGTGCCCTGCCCGGCCTGCCGGCACGAGCAGGTCATGGCCCTGGAGGGGCTCGTAGCCCTGGGCGACTGCGAAGACCCGGCGCAGATCCGGCGCGAGCGCCTGGGCCGCTACCGCTGCGCGGACTGCGGCTTCGAGTGGAGCGACCACGCCCGCAACCTGGCCGTGCGCTCGGGCGTCTGGCGGACGGAGCGCCCAGTGCGCAGGCCGCGCTCCGTGGGCTTTCGCCTGCCGGCGTTCATCTCGCCCTTCGTCTCGCTCTCGGAGATCCTGGCCGATTACCTGGAGGCCAAGGAGGAGAACACCCCCTCGCGTTGGACCCATTTCTGCAATTCGCGCCTGGCCCGCGCGTGGCGTCCCGTTGTTTCCGAAACGCCCGCCTCCCAGGTGATGGCCTGCGTGGACCCCGCCCTGCCTCCGCGCACCGTTCCCCGGGACGCGGCGTTCGTGACCTGCGGCGTGGACATGCAGCAGACGGGTTTCTACTTCACGGCCTGGGCCTGGGCTATGTCCGGCGAGGGCTGGCTGGTGGATTACGGCTACCTGCCGGACTTCGAGTCCGTGAGGGCCGTGGCCTTCGAGACCACATACCCGCGCGACGGCGGCGGCGAATCCATCGTGCACCGCACGCTCCTGGACACAGGCGGCGGCAAGGGCAAGGAGGTCAGCGCCTCCATGACGGAGCGCGCCTATCGCTTCATCCTCTCCTGCCCGTCGGGCCGGGTCTACGCGTCCAAGGGCGCGCCTAAGGGCTTCGAGCGGCACGTCCTGCCGCGCGTGATCGGCAAGATGCCCAGCTCCAAAAGCCCCATCCCCGGCGGCATCACGCTCTATTTCCTGGACACCGGCTATTACAAGGAGCTGGTCCACGCCAGCATGCAGCTCGACGCCGCGAACCCGGCGCGCCTGCACGCCGAAACCGGCCAGGACTTCGCGGACCAGGTGACCGCCGAGCGCCAGGTGCTCCAGAAGGGAAAGCTGGTGTGGGAGAAAATACGGCGCGCCAACCACTACCTGGACGCGTGCATGATGGCCTGGGCTGCGGCGTCCGACGCCTTCGCGCCCAGCCTGCGGGGGCTCTGGCTGCGCCACCAGCACCAGGAACAACAGGCCAGAAAGGCCCAGGAACGCACGGAAAAGCCGGTGAACCCCTTCACCGGGCGCAAGACATTCTGGAGGTGACCATGGCGGTTAATACTGCGGCCCTTGCGGTAGCGATTGATATCGTACATAAGGGAGTTGATTGGTCAGAAAAGTATGGAGGCGTATGCCCAATATGCGGAAAGAAAAAGTGCGAGGTAAGGAGGACTATGAAATGGTGTGACAACGTTCGGACACGATACCATAGGTGTCAATGCGGCTTCTTATTTAAGAGCATCCAGATAGTTAATGATACATACCAGCAGCGAGGCACAGCGCAAAGTGTGTGACAATATTATCGTGCACAAGTCGAAAGATGAATTCATTAATTTTATGATGTTGAATTCAGCACCCGCAAGGGAGACGCTAAAAAGTATAAAATGCGGCAGCTGGGGGCTTGACTATGACAGCATAAAGCCCGCAGAATTATTCAGATACATTGTCAAGGCAGTAAGATGTAATGTATCTGGAAAGATAATCAATACATATGCGTCAGACGTTGACGCAGTAGCCTTGTTTTTAAATGTTTTAAGCAACACACTATTCACTGGAATGAGCTTTCCAATTGAAAACACCGAAGATTTTTTTGTGAGCGACAAAATAATAGACGAAACAATTCATAAGTTTTCCAATGAACTGCTTGATGGCCCTTATGAATATTCCGTTTCGTTTCCGCTTCCAAACCTGAACTACCCCAGCAGAGGTAGCATAAATCTGTCGCGCGACATTGTTTTGGAAACTTTTTGCAATAGCACTTTCGGGTCTTTGTTATTCAGTAGCTTACTAAGCAAACAAGACAAATGCATGTCTATTAAGTTTATCAAGAATGGAATAATTGGGGCGCACAAGGGAAGCCCATTGCTTGAAGAAACGATGGCCACATTCAAGCAGCTTCTCTCACTCTCTTATGTTCTTGGAATCACAAACGTTGTAAACCATCATTACTTCGATTTGCATAAGGACATCGAAAAGTACACAACGCATTGCTATGTGACCGGGCACGGATCAGATGGCAGGAAGGTTCCCGTCCACAACATTCTACCGTATTCTCTGGCAATGACCTATGTATCTCCTGGCATTGAGCGTTATTTGCAAAGCGGAGTAAGCGGAGATGATATACAATATATGCTTGATGCAATTCCTCTATGCATGGATACTAACGACGACCACATCAATAGCATCAAATCGTCACTTTTCTGGCTTTTTGATTCCATTTATTCTGAAAACCCTGTAACAATGTTTATATCCACAAACCTCGCCATCGAGGCAATGGTTGGAGGCGGCATTCAAAGTTCTTGCATTAAACATGTCGTTTCAAGCAGGATAGCGTATGCAAATTACAAAACACGCATAGAGCGCAATAGGTTTATTAGTAACTATATCGAATTTTATGACATTAGATCTAAAATCATTCATGGCTCTGTTACAAAATTAAACAACAGTCAAATTGAATTATGCTATATGGTGCGTGATGCGTTGATAAAGTTAATTAAGGGGGAATTGTTCGCTCGATTGTCAGTCAATCCCCCTGGCCGTCATACGAAGGATTGACGCGCAACATGACACCGTAGCATTTCGTTGCAACCCTTGCCTGTCCTTGTTTTTTCGACATAATTGCAGTTTATTCCGATAGAAAATTCTTCTACCCGTAGAAACGACCCTCTGTTTTTCGCTTGAAATCATAGGGTAGCCAGCCCGCATGGCTACCCTGCAAGAGCTTCAAGACGACCTCGCCGCCTTCAAAGCCGCCCGCCTCCGCATCCTGGAGGGCTCGCAGGAGCTGCGCGTGGGCTCCCAGGCCTACCGCTTCGCGGACCTGGAGGTTCTGAACCGGGAGATCGCCTCGCTGGAGGCCCGCATCGCCCTGGTGCGCGCCCAACAGGGCGGCAACTCCCTGAACGCCACCACCGCCGTGTTCCGGGGCCGCAGGTGAGCGCCCGCTGGGAGTCCTCCTTCTCCGCGCGCGTGCACCGCGCCTGGACGGACGTGGCCGGCACGCTGCTGGGCTTCGTGTCCCCCGCCCGCGCCTGCGGCTTCTACCGCGCCCGCCGCAACCTCTACGACATCAAGCGCCGCGGCTACGAGGCGGGCCAGCCCGGCGGGGCCAATAAGAACTGGAACCCCGTGAACCGCTCGGCCGACGCCGACATCCGGCGCTTCGGCCCCCGCGTGAAGGCCCGCGCCCGCGACCTGGTGAACAACGATTGCCGCGTGGCCGGGGCCGTGGGCACCTACGTGCGCAACGTGGTGCGCACGGGCATCTGGCCCCAGGCCGCCTTCACGCGCCGCAACGGAAAGCCCGACGCCGCACGCAACAAGGCTTGCGAAGCCCTGTGGCACTCCTGGGCCAAGGTGGCGCAGGCCTCCGGGCGCGGCTCGCTCTACGCCCTCCAGCGCCTGGCTCTGCGCCACCAGTTCGGCGACGGCGAGATCATCTTGCGCGCCGTGTGGAACCGCAAGTTTTCCATCCTGCCCCTGCGCTTCGAGCTGATCGAGACGGACCAACTGGACACCGCCGTGGACGGCCAGTTGAAAGACGGCCACCTCGCGGCCCGGGGCGTGGAGTTCGCGCCCGACGGCTCCGTGGCCGCCCTGCACATCCTGCGCTACCACCCCGGCGACGGCGGCATTCTGGACCTGGGCAAGTCCGGCATGGGGTCCGAGCGCGTCCCGGCGGAGGACTGCAAGCTCGTCTTCCGGCGCGACCGCGCCAGTCAGACCCGGGGCATCTCCTGGCTGGCGGCCGTGGCCCTGCGCGCCTTCAACCTGAGCGAATACGACGATTACGAGCTGCTCGGGGCCAAGCTGGCCGCCGCGTTCGGGGTGTTCGTGGCCTCGCCCTTCCCCGAGGGGCAAAGCCCCTTCGCGGAGGGGGCCTCCATGCCCTCCGCGCCCCCACTGCCGGAGTTCATCGAGCCGGGCATGATCAAGCGGCTCTCCATGGGCGAGAAGATCGAGATCGCCGAGCACAACCGCCCC